GATCTACGGGAAGATCGGCGCGCGGTTCACATATCAGCCGATGCGGGTCATCATGCCCGGCGGCGCGCGTCTGACGTTCTCGTATCTGGATCGGGACTCAGATGCGGACGGGCTGCAGGGGGCATCTTTCACCCGCGTGTACGTCGAAGAATGCGGCAACTTCCCGAGCCCCACGCCGATCCTCAAATTGATGGCGACACTCCGGAGCGGCGCCGGCGTGCCCGTTGGGATGCGCCTGACCGGAAATCCCGGCGGAGCAGGGCATCATTGGTGCCGCGCCCGCTACATAGATCCCGCGCCACGCGGCTGGAAAGTCATCACCGACCCTGAAACGGGTTCGGAGCGGATCTACCTGCCGAGCCGCGTGGCCCAGAACAAGTACCTGGGCGAGGACTATATCCGCCGCTTGCGTGGTGTTGGCACACCCGAGTTGGTCAAGGCGTGGCTCGAAGGTGATTGGTCGGTCATCGCCGGAGCTTTTTTCAGCGAGTGGTCCAGCGATCGGCACATCATCGCGCCGCGGGCCCTGCCGGAGCACTGGGCACGGTTTCGGTCGTTCGACTGGGGATCGGCCCGGCCGTTCGCGGTACACTGGTGGGCCGTTTCGGACGGGACACTACCAGATATCGCGCGCGGTTGCCTCGTGTGCTACCGAGAGTGGTATGGCATGAAGCCGGGCGAGCCCAACGTGGGGTTGCACATGACGGCGGAACAAGTAGCCGAGGGCATACGGGACCGGGAGCGTGACGACCCCAAACCGAAGGATGGAGGGTTCGTCGGCGTGGCCGATCCCTCGATCTTCGCGGAGGACGGCGGCCCGTCGATCGCGAGCAGAATGACACGCGCCGCGCGCATCGTGTTCCGCCCCGGCGACAACAAGCGGGTGCCGCAGAGGGGTGCGATGGGCGGCTGGGATCAGGTGCGCGCGCGGCTGGTGGGTGACGCGGATGGTAAGCCTATGATCGTGTTCTTCTCGACGGCGACGCACGCCATTCGGACTTTACCAGCGCTGCAACACGACCCGAACCGGGCTGAAGACGTTGACACCGAATCTGAAGATCATTGCGCAGACGGAATAAGATATTGTTGCATGAGCAGACCATTCATTAAAGACGCCGAACGGCAGCGTCCCCGTGATAGTTGGGACGCGGCGTTCAATCGTGACGATGGCGACGTGAGAGACTGGAGGACGGCATGACACTCAACTTCCTCGAAATGAGCGGCGCCGAGTTTCAGCGAACCGTGCGCGACGATCCGGACAAGTGGGCCGACGCGGCGATGGTGGCGGCCGAGGACATGGGATACAAAATCGATCGGGATTGGATACGATCGCTCCTGGCCGACGCCATGGCCGCCGCCCGTGAGGGATCGATCCGCGAAGTGATCAGGCCGGCCGTGCCATGATGGCCACCTGATGTCCCAGGCTCTCTACCCCGATCCGCCGATGGACCCGGAGGCCGCCGAGGCATCCCGGCCGAAGGGCGGCCCCGGCATCGCGTCCGATCGCTACCCGCGCAATCTCGATGATCTCCACGCGCGCATGGTGCAGTGGTTCGAGGATGCCGAGATGGCGACCAACGACGGCCGGCGGTTGTCGTCGCGCGACCGGGATTATGTCTGCGGCTTCCAGTGGAGTGACACTGAGAAGTTGGTTCTGAAGGATCGCGGTCAACCAGAAATCGTAATCAACTACTGTTCGCGCAAGGTCGAACTGATGTGCGGCCTGGAGCGCAAGTCACGCACCGATCCGAAGGCGTTCGCGCGTAATCCGGCCGACGAGGACAAGTCGGACGCCGCGACGGACAGCCTCCGGTATATCGCCGATGACAACAATTTCCCGATCATTCGCTCGGACGTTTACGAGAACCTGCTGGTCGAGGGCGTCGGCGGCGCGGAACTCGGGCTTGAGGACGACGGCCAGGGCGGCGCGAACATCACCATCACACAGGTGCCCTACGATCGGCTGTTCTGGGACCCGCATTCCCGGCGGCTGGACTTCAGTGATGCGCGATACAAGGGCATCGTTATCTGGATGGACCGCGAGCAGGCTTACGAAACGTGGCCGGACGCGGAGGATCTGATCTCCGATACGTTTCAGACCCAGACCGGGAGTTATGCCGACCGCCCGCACGAGATCGTCTGGTGCGACAGCAAGCGCGAGCGCGTGCGGATCGTGCAATGCCACTGGCAGGAGCGCAACGAGTGGTGGGTCGCGACGCTGACCCGCGTGGGGTTCCTGGCGGACCCCACGAGATCACCATTCAAAGGCAACAAGGGCACGTCCATGTCCGGCCTGATCATGGCGAGCGCGCATGTCGATCGCGAAAACAATCGCTACGGCATGGTGCGCGACCTGATCTCCGAACAGGACGAAATCAACAAACGACGCAGCAAGGCGCTGCACCTCTTAAGTGTCAGTCAGGTCGTCATGGAGGACGGCGCGGTCGCCGATATCGACAAGGCGCGGCGCGAGGTCGCGCGGCCGGACGGCCTCGTCGTCATCAATCCGGGGATGAAATTCGAGATCAACAACGGCGCCGATCTCGCCGAGGGTCAGTTCAAGCTGTTGCAGCACGCGACGGCTGAGATGCAGGCATCCGGGCCGAACGCCTCGATGTCCGGCACCGACCCGCGCGAGCTGTCCGGCCGTGCCATCCTCGCGCAGCAGGCCGGCGGCGCGGCGGCGAACGAGCCGATCGCCGACACGCTGCGGATGTGGAGCCGGACGGTCTATCAGGTGGCGTGGATGGCGGCGCGGCAATACTGGACGGCCGGGCGCTGGGTGCGCGTGACGGATGATATCGGTTCGACGAAATGGGTGGGCATCAACCAACCGGTGCGGCTGATGGACGAACTCGCGAAGATGCCGGAGCAGCAGCGCGCCATGGCCATGCAGCGGATGCAGATCATGCCGGGCGACCCGCGGCTGGGACAGGTGATCCGGATCGACAACGACATCACCGACATGGACATCGACATCACGATCGAGGAGGGCATCGATGTTCCGAGTATCCAGGCCGAGCAATTCCAGGTCCTGATCCAACTCGCCGGCACGCAGCCGGGCCTCATCCCGCCGGAGATCCTGATCGCGGCGAGCAACCTGCGGAACAAGGATCAACTGTTGAAGCAGCTCGCGGAGCACCAGCAGGCGCAGGCGCAGCAGCAGCAGACCATGCAGAAGATGGCGATGGACAAGGCGCAGGCCGATGTCACGGCGACGCAGGGCAAGGCCGCCGCCGACTTCGCGCTGGCCGCCGAGCGCAAGCACGCGACGGTGCACCACATCGCCGACGTTCATGGCATGTTCGCCGACCTGAACGCGCCGCCCGACCCGCCGTCCGATCCGGGGACCGTGGTGCCGCCGGAGGTGCAGGCGATGATGGACGGCGCGAACCTACGCGGGATGCACGCGAAAGCGGCGGTGGACGAGGCGCGAGCGAACGATCTGCGGCACAGCGCGGTGCAGCGTATCAACGACGTGATGATCGCGCGGCAAAACGCGCTCGCTCCGCCGGAGCAGACGGGAGGCGGTCCATGAGCGGCGATCTCGACACCTTCCTGAAAGGCGGCAATCCGGAGGGCGCGGAGGCGCCGCCGCCGCCGGCTGAGAAGCCCCCTGACGCCGCGCCCGCTGGTGGCGATGGCGGGGGCAAGAACAAGCCGCCGACGACCCAGGCCGCGCCCGCCGCCGCGCCGGACCCCGACGACGACGCGGAGCCGGGTGATCCCGAACCCGGCCAGCCGATCGTCCCGCGCACGGCCTACGAGAAGGAGCGGCAACGCCGGCAGAACTGGGTCGAGCGCGCGAGCCGGGCCGAGGCCGAGCGGGACGCGCTGGCGAAACAGTTGGAGGAGGCGAAGAAAGGACCACCGCCGCCACCGGCGGCGCCGCTGCCGCCCATCGACCCGGCAACCGACCCGGAGGGCTACACGCGCCGGGTGCGCGCCGTGGTGCTGAACGAGCGCCTGAACACCAGCGAGATGATGGCGCTCGACAAGCACGGGAAAGAGGTCATCGACCGGGAGACCGAGTATTTCAAAAAGCGCGGCGAGGCCGATCCGCGATTGTGGAACGATCTGTATTCGCAGCCGCACCCCTACCAATGGATGATCGACAACAACGCCACGGCGCGGCTGCACGAGGATATCGGCACCGACCCGGCGGCTTACAGAGCCAGGGTCGTGGCCGAGGAGCGTGCGAAATGGGAAGCTGAACATCCAGCGGGTCAGCCGGTCTCGCCGGTCGCGAACCTGCCGCCGAGCCTCGCGAACGCGCGAAGCAGCGCGCCACGGGGGATGAAAGGGTTTTCGGGGCCACCCAGCCTCGATGATATACTTACGAAGCCGAAACGACAAAGGTGACCGACCTCGCCACCATCACCGCCATCCTCTACGCCGCGCGCATCCAACGCCGCGTTCCCGAATCGGACGCGGAGAAGCGCCGGACCATCGCCGAGGCGCTGGCTGATGCCCGGCTGATCGTGGACGTCTTGACCGAGAGTGATTCCCCGGTCACGTTCCCCAAGCCAGAGCAGCCGCCGCCGTCGCCGGGCACAATCGGGCGTATCGCGGACGCGAAGGCAACCCGTCGCCGGGGTTAATCGGGCGTTCGGCCGGCCACCGAGGCCTGACATTGGTGTGACCCCGTCGCCGGGGGATTAGCGGGCGTTGAGCCGTCGCCGGGCTTTATCCGGGCGTCCGTTCACGTCCCTTCCCTCATAGCGACAGGAGTTTGGTCTTTTGGCCGACATGAACGTCACCCCCGCCAGACAGGGGCTGACGCCCCTCATCTGGGACTCGGAGTTCTTCACCGAATACGTCCGCAAGAACCAGTTCGCCCGCTACATGGGCACGACCATGGGCGCGATGATCCAGGTGCGCGAGGATCTGACCCGCATGGCCGGCGACACCGTGGTGTTCCCGACCGTCCGCCGCCTGGTCGGCGCCGGCGTGACCGGCAACACGGTACTGGAGGGCAACGAGGAAATCCTCAACGCCCGGTCGCTGAACCTGGTCGTTTCCGCGTTCCGCCACGCCGTCGCGGTGTCGGACTGGGACGAGCAGAAATCCGTCATCGATCTCCGCGAGGCAGCGAGGGAAGCCCTGATGGTCTGGGAGCTGGAGAAGATGCGGAACGACATCATCACGTCGCTGGAGGCGATCACCGCCGATGGCAACGTGCAGGTGTCTTATGGTGCCGCGACCGCCGGGCAGCGCAATACCTGGATGGTGAACAATGCCGACCGGGTGCTGTTCGGCGCGTCGAAGTCCAACGCCGTCTCCGGCGTGATGGCGACCGCGCTGCTGACGGT